ATCCGCTTTGATGAAGGCGACTTACGATGCGAATCGAACCGCTGATTTGAAGCTGATTTCGAATCTGGATTCTACCGTGGCCTCGCTTTCAGCTGCTCATAACGGTAGACTCGCTTCCCTTGAGACCAGCGTGTCTGACCTGAAATCGTCGGTTGTTATGAAAGCGACTTACGATACGAAGATCGCTTCAATCGAAGCTACTGCAACTTCTCAGGGGTCGCTTATTTCTGCAAATGCAGACGCCATTAAGACGAAGGCGAGCACTTACACGCTCAATACGAAAGTGGCAGAGATCAATGCGGATATTGTTGCCATCAATGCAGAATTGACAACCGTTAAGAAGTTAGTAGCAGATGAGATTGATGCAGTAAAGGGTGACGTTACCTGGCTTACGGCAAAGACGCTAAAGGTTACCGGCCTTACCGCTGATAATCTGTATGCAAACAATTATGTTTCGGCCCCCGCTATTCGTATGGGTGGGCGAACTGTTGCTACAGAAAAATATGTTGACGATAAAGTGGCTAATTTCGTCACGAGTACGTGGGTTTCAGATCAGGGATTCGCAACAAAGAGCTACGTTGACGACCGTAATGCATGGGGCAATTCTACAGCAACCGGTAAATTCTGGTGCAAGGTAGGCGGCACCAGTAAGGTCGTTGCGTTGGGAAACCATACGCATTCGGATTATTGCACTGAGGCAAGGGTAAAAGAATTGATTGCCGCCGCTTCGATTCCGTGGGGTAACATTAGCGGAAAGCCGAGCTACTATGCACCGAAATCTCATAGACATTCTTTCAGCTTCAGCAAGAGCATTGCAAATGGTCATACTCATAAGGTAACTGTTAACGGAACGACATATACCTCTCAGGGTGTATCTGTTAACGCCACGCACTCTCTCAGTGTTGAAGGAAATACCGGATATTACGGCGGATAAGATTCAAAATGGAGGAAAGGAATTATGCAGTCTCTTTACGATATCGGCAAGACGATCATACAAATCCGGGAAGCGGCAAATTCTCTTGAAGTGAAAGGGCAGCAAAACGCAGCTTACATTGTGTTCATTCATGGAAAATGCAATGACCTGATTGAAGTAATCAATGAAATTTCAAGAAACGCCGTTAGCCCGGATCCGAAGGCAGATGCCGAAAAGGAAACGGATGGTGATGTAAATGAGTGCGATTCAGGAGTATCTGAATGATATACTGACCGCCGTATATGGCGTAGAAGTTCGAGACGCCATATATAATTCCATTTTGCAGTGCTATACGGATGTGACGAATGCCGAGACGTTGGCGACCACTGCCACGAATGAGGCGAATGCCGCCGCAAGCAATGCAAATGACAAAGCCGCACTGGCAAATACGGCTGCATCCAGCGCTAACGCAGCGGCTTCCAGCGCGAATTCCGCCGCATCCAAGGCGCAAACGGCAACGACCAATGCGAACACAGCGGCCAGCTTTGCAAATGAGAAGGCGACTCTGGCTGATGAAAAAGCTACGCTCGCCAACAAAGCGGCCACGACAGCCAACGAAGCAGCGAGCAATGCTGAAAGCAAAGCGGCTTCGGCGAATACAGCAGCAAACAATGCGAGTACGGCGACATCGAAAGCAAACGCTGCCGCCACCACCGCAACTAATGCAGCAAACGCAGCGAATACGGCAGCGAATACGGCAAATGAGAAGGCGACTCTGGCTGATGAAAAAGCTACGCTTGCCAATGAGAAGGCTGTTCTTGCTAACGGCGCTGCGGCCGCTGCGAATACCGCCACTTCCAATGCAAATGCCGCGGCTGCGAATGCCAACGAATCTGCGACGAATGCCGACAACAAAGCGACGCTTGCAGATCAGAAGGCGACCGCCGCCAACAGTGCTGCATCCAACGCGAATACCGCAGCAAGCAATGCGAACAAAGCTGCGGATACGGCGAACAGCGCAGCTGAAAATGCGGACAAGAAAGCTGCGCTTGCAACTGAACAAGCAAATGCGGCAACAGATGCAGCAAATGCCGCGACCACGGCAACCAACAGTGCGAATACTGCGACCAATAATGCCAACGCTGCCGCATCCACGGCCAATACAGCCGCCGATACAGCAAATGCTGCTGCGGAAAATGCTGATGATAAGGCCGCATTGGCGGACCAAAAAGCTACGCTTGCTAATACCGCTGCAAATACTGCAAACGTCGCTGCTGGCAATGCAGATACATCTGCTGATGGAGCTGATGCAGCGGCCAGCAGAGCCAATACGGCTGCTGACAACGCAAACAAAGCCGCATCCACGGCCAATACAGCCGCCGATACGGCGAACACCGCTGCTGAAAATGCTGATGAAAAAGCAGCACTTGCAGATCAAAAAGCCACGTTGACTGCTACAGCAATTTCCAATGCGGAGAAAGCTACTTCGGCAGCAAACAGCGCTGCAAGCAATGCGAATGCGGCGGCATCCAACGCAAATGACAAAGCATCACTTGCGAATGACGCCGCTTCGAATGCCGATCAATCTGCGGCGAATGCAAATGTTGTTATCAACAATGCGAACGCTGTAATCACAGCAACTTTGACTGCGAAAAGCAACTGTGAAAATGCAACCAGTGAAGCGAAAACAGCTAAACAGAGCTGCGATGCAGCTGTTGAAATGCTGCCGACCCTTGTTGCCGAAATGTTTTCACAACTTGGTCTGTCGTTGGTTGATGGTATTCTGTGTGTGAGGGTGGTGCGTGATGAGTAAAATCAATTCTTTGCTTGCGCATATTCTCAGCGCGGTTTATGGTCGAGACGTTCGACAGTCGATTCATGATTCCATTAAGGAATGTTACGACGACGTGACCAGCGGAAAGACCATTGCTGAAAAAGCTGCGAGCGCTGCGAATACTGCTGCAAGCACGGCAAACAGTGCAGCTACGAACGCGAACACAGCTGCGGCCAATGCTAATGCGGCTGCAAATAACGCCAACAGTCTCGGATTAACGATTATCGACGGTAAACTTTGTGTGGAGGTTGAACGAGAATGAGCACCATTACCAACGAACCCATTCTGCTGGATTCCACTGGCAGGGCCATCCTTGAACAGATGAACCGGCAGAACTCTTATCTGGCTATGCTGGCTGAGGGTAAACGCAGCGATATTTACTCCAGTATGAGCCAGATTGCAAGCATTGTTCGCGGCAACAATGTGGATAACAACAAGAAGATTTTCCCGATTGGCGATCAGATTATTATCCCGTGGAAGGATATGGACGACAGCGCACACAATACCGATGAGACTGCCTATCAGGTAGCTCTGAACATCGTGCATCACGGTGAAGTTACTTTGGAATCGGGTGAAGTAGTTCCCGGCATGTTTCTTCAGTGGCATCACTGTTCTCCCTATGGCGTTCAGTTCAGCCACCAGCAGGCTTTCCTGAATTGTCCGGATGGCCTGGCTGCCGGCACTTATTATGTGACCCTTGCAAGTAACTGGGGTAATAATGCTGTAGCCAATACGAATTGGAGCTTTACGCTGACCAAGGCTGTGCCTGCCGGCGGACGACTGAGTGGCTTTGAGGGTATGCCAGATCAGGCTACTTCCGCTTGGAAGGTTAAGAGTTGGTCCACCCCCGCTGATGCGGAACCCCTTGAGACTGTGTCCGTTACCAGTGGCGCGACCGGTACTCATTTAGGTCTGATGCCCTATACCAACCCGGATGAAGCTTCCGGCCTCAATTGTATGCAGAGCGTGGCTTATGGTCACAACCGCTGGGACACTTCTGCGCTGCGCCAGTATCTGAACGCCAGCGGCACGGATTGGTGGGTTTCCAAGGAGAATTATGATATTCGTCCGGATCAGTATGCAAAGCATGCATTTATGAGCGGATTTAACGATGATTTTCTGAGCGCCATCAAGCCGGTGCGCGTTACCACCGCGCTGAATACTGTTGAAGGTTATACCGAAACGACTGTGGATACCTTTGATCGTTTCTTCCTGCCCTCTCTGGAGCAGATGAATGTGGTTCCGCAGCTCTCCGGCGCTGAAGGCGAATACTGGGCTTACTGGCGCCGCCGACTGGGCGTGAGCGCACCTGTCGCGCAGTATGGCACTTATCCGAACCTGATTACCACGGCCATCAACGCCAAGACTTCACCGCAGCATGTTCGTTTGCGGAGCGCTAGTCGTGGCTATTCCTGCTATGCGTGGTTTGTCCATGCATCCGGCAATGTCGGCAGCAACGGCGCTTCCAGTGCGAGTCGGTTCTCCCCGGTTTGTGTCGTCTGTTAATCCCAACCATCCCGGGCGGAGCCCGGTGAGAAAGGAGAATAAACATGATTCAGTATAATCAGAGTTCGATGGGTCTTCAGGAGAAGAGTGATCTGGAGAATACCAAGATCGGCCTTGCGAAGGTAAACGAAACTTCCGAAATCGCCTTTGTAGTAATGGCAGAGCAGGGCACCATCGATGAAGTGACCGCTGCTGAACATATGGACAGCTTTGAAAAGTGGCAGCCTAATATGAAATATAAGGTTGGTCAGCTGCGCACTTATGGCGATGGCGAAAATCAGAAGCTGTATCGCTGTGTTCAGGAGCACACCTCTCAGACCGGATGGGAGCCGACCGCAGCCGCTTCTCTGTGGGCGGTTGCCGGTGATCCGACCGTTGAATTCCCTGAGTGGAGCCAGCCGATTGGCGCTCACGATGCATATGCAGCTGGTGATAAGGTTTCGCACAATGATCTGCACTGGATTTCCGATGTGGACGGCAATGTGTGGGAACCGGGCGTATATGGCTGGAGTGAAGCCTGATAATTAAACAACGATCTGGAGAGCAGGAATCCGTCAAAATGGAAACCTGCTCTCCTTTTCTGTTTTGGAGGAAAACATGTCTGTACCTGAGGGCGACCGCGGTGACGGTAAATTTACCCTTCCGACAAAAGCCGAAGAATTGGCTTGCTATACGCTTCGCATTACGGCAAATGAAAAGATATTTCTGCCGGAATACCAAAGAGCGCTGACTGATGATCTGATTCTTCAGGCGAAGAACGCCTATCTTTACATTCGCGAAGCCAACGACATCACTGTAAGGCGTGATTCAAACACCTTTATCCGGGATCTACATGAACGCCAGCGGCTCCAGCTTCAAGCTATTAAGTGTATGAAGCGAATGCTTCCGCTGATCGATCTTGCGAAGAAGGTATTTCATTTGGAGCTTCGTCGGGTTAAATACTGGGGTAAGATGGTCATCAACGTTCGAGAAAGAACACGAAAATGGATGGAAAGCGACGCCCGCCGATTTGCTGATGAAGAGCAGTAACAATACTCTTTGGGCTGTAGGCTGAACGCAGAATGTTCGTTTGCGGAGCGCTAATCGTGGCAATTCCTACAATACGTGGAATGTCAATACATCCGGCAATGTCAACAACAACAACGCTTCCAATGCGAATCGGTTCTCCCCGGATTGTGTCGTGTTCTTTAGTAAATCACACGGCTGCTTCATAGAAGCAGAGCATTTCAACAATGACACAAGGAGCTGAATGCCCTGTCTTATGACTAAACAATACTCCAAAGATGATTCTATTGCCGAGCGTGATAGTGAATCTATGCACTCTGGAGACTTTGATAAAGTTGCCAGCTTCGAAGCACTCATGAATTCTACTTCAAAATGCCTGCACGGCGTGAAGTGGAAAGACACACCAGCTGCTTATTCACTGAATGAGATTGAGGAAAATCTCCGGCTTGAAGCACAGTTGGAGAAAGGCACCTACAAGCAGCGAAAACCAAGACGCTTCAAAGTGACCTATCCAAAAGAAAGGGATATTGTAAGCGTTGCTTTCCGCGACCGGGTGTTTCAACGAAGTCTGAACGACAATATCATTTACCCAAGAATCAGCAAGAGCTTTATTTATGATAATATGGCCTGCCAGCATGGAAAAGGGCCGGATAAAGCTCGTGACAGACTCAAGTGCTTTCTTCAGAGATATTACAGAAAGCACGGAATCGAAGGTTATGTGCTCAAGTGTGATATAAAAGGGTATTACCCCAACATGTCACACAAGGTTGTTCGGGATTGCTTTAAGAAAGTGATCGATGGATGGACATATCAGCAGGCTCTGACTGTTCTTGATGGGCAGTATGACGGAGAAACCGGTTATAATCCCGGAAGTCAAATGATCCAGATAGCCGGAATTGGGATACTGAATTCTATGGATCATTTTGTGAAAGAGGTACTCCATATAGAATATTATATGCGGTATATGGACGACTTCATCCTGATCCATCACGACAAGCAATACTTATTGGAGTGTAAGGCGAGATTGGCACAGATGCTTATTTCGCTGGACTGTCAATTCAATACCAAGAAAACCAACATAACCCCGTTATCCGACGGTATTGAGTTCCTCGGATTCCATTTCCGTCTAACGGAAACTGGCAAGGTCGTTATGACCATCAACTCAAAGAATGTGAAACATGAACGTAAGAAGCTGAAAAAGCTGGTTGGTCTGGTCAAGAAGGGCGAACGGACCAAAGAGAAAGTTGACGAGTGCTATGCCTCTTGGAAGAACCATGCTTCTAAGGGCGACAGCTACAAACTTTTACAGCGAATGGATCAATACTATCGTGACTTGTGGAGGAATGCTGAGAATGATATATGCGGTGAATAGCATGTTGGTATTCGTCATTTTATTCTGTCTGTTCAGTGCAGTTATGATGCTTGCTATTTACTGGTCACGATAGCAGAGAGGATTTCGTATGAATGAAAAACGAATTTGGGATTTCCTGATGGCTCGGCTCGGGAACGCCTTTGGTACAGCCGGTTTGATGGGAAACCTGTATGCGGAATCTGCGCTGAATCCGAAGAATCTTCAAAATACATATGAGAAGAAGCTCGGGATGACAGATGATTCTTACACGGCTGCTGTGGATAACGGCAGCTATTCCAATTTTGTGAAGGATGCAGCGGGTTATGGTCTGGCTCAGTGGACGTACTGGAGCCGCAAACAGAATCTTCTGAACTTTGCAAAAGAGAAAGGTGTATCCATTGGCAACCTCGACATGCAGCTTGAGTTCCTGATGAAGGAACTGAATGGTTATTCGTCCGTGCTCAGTATGCTCAAAGCTGCAACCAGCATTCAGGAGGCTTCCGATATTGTGCTGACCAAGTACGAGAAGCCCGCCAATCAGAGTGATTCTGTGAAAAAGAAACGTGCTTCCTATGGTCAGAAGTATTACGACCAATATGCAGACAACACAAAGGAGGTTGAAAGCATGACCTATGATCCGAAAAAGGTAATTGATGTTGCTCTTGCGGAAGTCGGTTATCTTGAAAAGAAGGACAAGAACAATCTCGACGATAAGACCGCGAATGCCGGCGATAAGAATTACACCAAATACGCCCGTGATCTGGATGCCATTGGTTTCTATAATGGCCGAAAACAGTCTGTGGCCTGGTGTGATGTATTCGTCGATTGGGACTTTGTGCAGGCATATGGCGTTGAAGCCGCTCTGGCTCTCACCTTCCAGCCGACCAAGGCTTCTCAGAACTGCGGCGCAGGATGTAAGTATTCCCGACAGTATTACAAGAACAACGGTCGTCTATTCGATACGCCTGAACCCGGCGACCAGATTTTCTTCTGGCCCAAGGATGAAATTGGTGGTCCAGCGGTTGCACACACCGGTCTTGTCTATGATGTGGATGCGACCTATGTGTACACGGTTGAAGGTAATACCAGTGGCGCAAACGGCGTTGTGGCCAATGGCGGTGGCGTTTGTAAGAAGAAGTACAAGCTGACCTACAATCGTATTGCCGGTTACGGTCGTCCGAACTATGGCATGTCGCTGGTTGTGGAACGCGATCCCAATGAACTGTGCAAAGGCGATGAGAATGATGCCGTGCGTGTCCTTCAGGAGAATCTGGTGAAACTCGGTTATGATCTTGGTACGTACGGCTCCGAAAAGAACGGTGTTGACGGCGACTTTGGCAGCAAGACCGAGACTGCCCTGAAGAAGTTTCAGAAAGCGAACGGTCTTGAACCGACCGGCACAACCAATGCCGAAACTCGTGCTGCAATGGAATCCGCTCTTGCGAAATTGAATACCAAACCTGGGGAAGATGGTAGTCATCCGGAGCAGACGGTTACTCCAGAAGGTACGAAGATCATTACGATCACGGCCAATTCTGTCAATGCTCGTGTTGGCGATTCTACCAAGTATGATACCACCGGTCATCTACACAAAGGCGACGTTCTTGAATACGTAGCGACTTCTCCCACCGGATGGCATGCAGGCCGTACCGAAAAGCGCATCGTTTGGGTATCGCCCAAGTATTCGAAGGTGTCCACCGGCTGAGTTAATCCATATTTCAAAATAGAAAGGGGTGTGAACTCCCGATGAATACCGAAGATTTGACGAATAAGGTTTTCGATTTGGATGAGCGGGTCACAAGGCACACGGAACAGATTAAGACCTGTTTCAATCAGATCGACGAAACTCGAAGTATGGCGGAAAGCGTTCATAAGCTCGCAACGACTGTGGAAATCCTCGCGCTTGAATTAAAGTCCACAAACAAGAAGATGGATAAGCTGACTCAGGAAGTCGAGGAGATCAAGGAGAAGCCTGCAAAGCGCTGGGATAATGTGGTTGGCGTGTTTATTACCGCTGTAGCAACTGCAATTATCACTTTTCTGCTTACGAGACTGGGGTTGAGCTGATATGAATAGGCTGACTCCAACAAGAAAAGAGTATGTCCAATTCTCGAAGAAGATCACGATTGCAGCTACCGTTCTTTGGGGCTGCTTTCGTTTGCTTACTTTGATTCTGATCGCTTTTCGTCCGGAAACAGCAGAAGCGCTTACGACATTTCAGCGTGGAGCCGATGATGTGATGATGGTGGCTATCGGATTCTATTGTGGCAATTCAGTAGCGGAAAAGGGCATCCTTGGGTACTTCAATGCCAAACAATCAAAATGTACCGAGCATGATGACTCTTATGAGGAAGGTCTTGGATAAGTAATGAACAATCATGATTATTTGCTCCATTACGGCGTTAAAGGTATGAAATGGGGCGTTCGTCGGTATCAAAATCAAGACGGTACCTTGACTGACGCCGGTAAGAAGAAATACGCGTCTAAACAAAAAAAACGGAACATAAAATCGTAAGAACTGAACGCTCGATTGCTAATCAGCGGACAAAACAGCAGAAATATCAACATAAGCATGATAAAGCTGCTGCAAGAATAGGTTTGACGGACTTTCATGAGGCGAAGATCAAGAGGATGTATCGAAAAACAAAGAAAGCCATGCTCAAAGCGGAACGCGGCGAACGAAAGTTGCTTAAATACGCCTCGAAGCTGGAAGAACTTCGTGAGCTTCAACAAAGTGCAATTCAACCTATGGATATTCGTGAATTCCTTGATGGTCTCACGGAAGATCAGAGAATCGCAGTATGCTGTTTGTTTGATGATTTATGGCCAGAAGAAGGCGAAGAGGCGATCGAACTGGACGACTAAGAACGGAGGTTTATCTGTATGGCTGATATTAACTGGATGGCTATTGCGGCGCTGGTGGCATCGCTTGGTGTTGCTGGAGCTCTTATTTTCCTGTATAAGAGGGGCGCCGTTCAGCACAACGATCTGACGAACATCGGCACGATGATTAACAGTGTTGTGTCCATGCTGAAGGGTATGGGTAAGGACGACAGTGTAGTTAGCATGTTTGCTGAATACGCGGCCAAGGCCGTTCGTGTGGTTGAACAGCTTGTGAAGAATGGCGAGATCGAGAAGGATAATGCGCTTCGAAAGGGCATTGCGCATCAGACTATTGTACAGCTGGCGCTCGCTGACGGTGTTGGACTGGAAACGATTGATGATAACGAGGAAGTCATTGACGTGCTGATTGAAGCGGCAGTCAATGAAATGCAGAATAGCCACATGGAACTCGTACTTAACACAGAGATCGTCGAACCTGCTGGCGATAGTGCCTGATTCGGAGGTGACTCCGATGCGATGTATAACCGCAGACTATCCCTCTGAATGGGAAGACGCACGGGTTTATATTCTGTCTGATCTTCATATCGGAGATCCAAATGCGAATATGGGCGCGATTCAAGAACGCATTCAGAAAATCGCCGACGATCCACACGGATTGTGCATTCTCAATGGCGACATCATGAATACGGCTGTTCGCAGCGGTGTATCCGATGTATATGCCGAAATCATGCCGCCAATGGAACAGATTAAAATGGCCGTCGGAATGCTTTCCCCGATCAAAGACAAGATTATTGGTGCAGACACTGGTAATCATGAGAATCGCGTGTATAAGAATGATGGAATCGACATGATGCGCTTTGTGTGCCGTGATCTTGGCGTGGAGGATCGATACTGCCCTGAGGGTGTGCTGATCTTTCTTCGCTTTGGAGAGAAATCGGCAAAGGAACGATCTGGCGGACGCGGAAAGCAGAAGATGATCTATACCATCTATGCTACGCACGGTACCGGCGGTGGCCGTAAGGAAGGCGCCAAGGCGATTCGACTTGCCGATATGGCCGGTATCGTGGATGCGGATTGCTATGTACATTCCCATTCTCATCTTCCTATGGTGATGAAGCAGGCATTTTTCCGTGTGGATATTCAGAACCGACAAGCACGTCCTGTGGACAAGCTCTTTGTGAATGATGCGTCTGCGCTTAACTATGGCGGATATGGACAGGCGGGAGAATTCAAGCCGATGTCCAGAAAGAGTCCGATTATATTTATGAGCGGATCCCAGAAACACATGTCGGCGACCCTGTAAAGAGGAGGGCGTTTCCGAGAATGGAGCGCCCTCTTTCTAACTTAGAATAAAACTTCTATTCTAAGTTAGAGTGTGTTGATAAAATACCGTACGCAGGCAACGGTCTTTTATAGTATAATCCTATCGTGGGAAATCGCGGAAAACGCAATCCCTCTTTCTTTTTATTTTGGGGAGGAGATGTCGAACATGAATGATATACCGCTGTGGGCGAAGTACACAATGACTGTTGAGGAAGCGGCCGTATATTTCCGGATCGGTGAAAACAAACTTCGAAAGTTGATTGCAGAAGATAAGAACGCCAGATATATTTTGTGGAATGGGAATCGCCCGCAGATCAAACGAGTTTTGTTTGAAAAAGTTGTTGACGATCTCGGATTGATTTAACGGATGCGATGTGGTACAATAAATGTGCCACGCCGGATTCGGACAGGAGGAACATATGTCCGAAAAACGACGCGATTCTAAGGGACGCATTCTTCGAGACGGAGAGGTGCAAAGAACCGACGGAATGTATATGTATCGATACCACGATTCGAAAGGGGTTCGTCGATGCTTATACAGCTGGAGACTCGTAAAGACGGATAAGATGCCGGAAGGAAAACGATCGTGCGAACCTTTGCGTGAACAGATTGCAAAAATACAGCAGGATCTGAAGGATGGTATCGACGGATATTTGGCAGAGAACACAACGTTGAATCGATTCTACGATGAATACATTGCCATGAAGTACGAACTGAAGGATTCCACTCGGAATAACTACAAGTATATGTGGAAGCAGTTCATAAAGGACGAGATTGGCTATCGAGATGTGGGATCGATTCGATACAGTGACATCAAGAAATTCTATATTTCACTGATTCGCGACAAGGGGTTCAAGCCAAACAGCGTTGAGAACATTCAGACAATTCTTCATCCGGTATTTGCAGCAGCGGTACGAGATGGTTACATACGGACAAACCCAACAGATGGCGTACTTGCAGAGATCAAGAAAAGTCACAACTGGGAGAAGCCGAAACGCCATGCTCTAACCGAAGCCCAGCAGAGACGCTTTATGAATTTTCTGTCTACGTCCAGAGTGTATGGTCATTGGAAGCCGCTATTTACTGTTCTACTTGGAACTGGCGGACGGATTGGAGAGATACTGGGGTTGAGATGGGTTGATTGCGATTTCAAGCACAGCCTCATCAACATTAACCACAATCTGATCTACCGACAAATGGAAGACGGTAAAATGGCGTTCCAGATCACAACACCAAAGACGAAAAGCGGTAAACGCATCATTCCAATGTTTTCGGAAGTGAAGGCTGCTCTGGAATCTTTACCGAGATCGAGCAATACTTGTACGGTTGATGGCTTCAGCGGATTTATATTTTGCAACCGTTATGGTCAGATGTTAAATCCGCATGTCGTAAACCGAGCCATCGATCGAATTATCCGGGATGCTAATCTTGAAGAAGGAGACCATGAAAAGCTCCCTCATTTCAGCGTTCATAATCTCAGACACACCTTTTGCACAAGGATGTGTGAGAACGAACCGAACATCAAGATCATTCAGGAGATCATGGGACACAAGGATATTGCTACGACGATGGATGTTTACAATGAAGCAACCAAAGAAAAGAAGATTGAAAGTTTTGCCCGACTTGAGGGTAAGATGACTATATCAGGCTTCTGAGTTTTACACCAGTTTCTACACCAGCTGACCATCAAGACATAAGAAGATATGAGAAGATGAATGGTTGGAAACTGTACAGAAATGCCGTAATAGCGGACTTTTAAGAGGTTGCGAGAACCTATGAACTAACGGGGTTTCGATTCCCCACGATGAAG